CACCTCCTCATATCGAGGGTCATTGAATAATTCTGAGAGCGTACAGGTTTCGATTTTCATCATGTCCCGATTGTCGAGCCAGTCACGAGACTGATGCGCACACCCTCTAGGCGTATGGATCGCGTATGCCCTTATGCCTGTTGACCCGCTGATGTCTCCAGCTGTCGTCCTCTATGTACTCTTGGATGGGAATAGCGAAACACAATGCCAGGGCGTCAGCTGTGTCTGGAGAGTTCATTCCGCGGCGTTTCATACTGTCCTTGGATTCGAGCAATAACCGGCCCTTCTGGTCAATGAGTTTCTCAGGTATGCACAAGTCCTCGGCCAGCTCTTCACTCTTTGGGATCACTCCGTCATCACGAATGAAATCCCGCATCTTGTCCCACATCTCTGCACGCTTATTTGCCCACCTCTGTGGGTTCGTGCTCTGGCTCGCACTGATGACCTTGTTGAGGTGTTGCACCTTGTCTTTCAGCCAGTCATACGGGCTCGCTCCCACACCTGTATAGTCCAGATTGATATACACACGAGGAATGCCCTTGGCCTTGAGTTCGTTCGCATACATGAGCACCTGCATACCGAGCTGAGGGCCGTCCAGGCCGCGGAATACTTTAAGCGGCATTGTGCAGTCACGGCCTATCTTCGTGGCTATTGCCGAGCGGTCATCCCCTTCTCGTGCCACGTCCACGCCCAGGATTGCAACGGTTCTTGAGTAGTTGACCTGGCCCACATCACGATTCATAGCCGCGTCAACATCCTCACGGTTAATGAATTGCTTGGCTGATGCGCTGGGGAATACGCCTCTCACGCGCACCTTCACAAAGTCTGAATCTTCTCCATAATCCTCAACGTATTCGCGCAACTGCTCCTTGTTCGTAATCTTCACTGTCCTGCTGTCAATGTTGTACGTTAACCAGCGGTGGCGGCTCTTGTGGAAAGCATCGAAGAATGGGCCGTCTGGGCGCGTTGGGTTTCCGAAAATACACCAGATAATTTGGGTGTCTTTGTCCGTGAGCGCGCCTTTCGTAACTTCGTAAATCTTCTGAGCAATAACTGAGGCTTCATCGAATAGCACCAGGATTCTCTTGCCCTGGTTATGGAGGCCCTGGAAAGCATCGGTGTTGTTCTCGTTCCACGGGATTGCGTCAATGCGCCAGGTGTATTTGTGTCCTGGCTGAGTTGAGAAAATGGATTCCGCGGCTACCTCAAACCAATCTCTAAACAGGCAAAGGTGGTGCCATTTATGCAACTCTGACCAGGTTTTTGTAATGAGCTGGTTCTTGGTCTCGGCCGTTACTACTCCCTTCATGTCCGGATATGTGCAGATGGACCAGAGCATGATCCAGGCCACAAATGCGGTCTTCCCGATACCGTGCCCGCTGGCTACAGCAATTTGAATGGCCTTATGCCGTGTCTCACCGTTCTTCAAGCGGTCGCGGATGTCACAAAGGATCTTCTGCTGCCACACGTCTGGCCCTTCGTAATTAGCCAGCTCACCATGTCCCCATCTAAAGCACTTCTGGACGAAAAGGAGCGGATCATTCGTGCAAGCGATAGCCAGGCGCCTTAGGCCCATCTCAAACTCAGCGGCTTCCTTATTCATCTTTCATGTCCTTCAAAACATCATTCAGCCAGGAGGAGCGGTCAGAAATATTGACCTCCACCTGTTTCTTCTCAACGAATAGGCCTAATCGTTTGCCGAGCATGTCCAGGCATTTATGAGCGGTCTGTGGATCTTTCGTCTCCGTATGTACTACATTGCCGTCCTCGTCTTTAAGCTCGATCTCCTCCATTGAGCGGTTTTTCAGCTCAAGGACATCACGTGTCCAATCTTCAGCCGTGTATTCCAGCTTCTCTTTCAATGCGTCCTGGCGTTTAGCAATTTCAATTTGGATGGCAGGTTTAGACAGGTTCTCTTGACCCTGAACTCTGGCCGCTTTAGAGCTGTAACCCGCTCTAATTGCGGCTTGAGTGGCGTTACTGTCCACCATGTATTCATCAATAAAACGCTTCTGCTTATCGGTCAATGGCTTTTTCTTAGTCATACAATCCCCCTATTTTTCTACAGTATTGAGCTGTTCTGGTTACGGGTGCGCACTGCTTCATTTGAATTTCGTTGGAATAACTGCTCGTCTGTGTCCTGAGAAAATGTCTCGTAAAGTCCGTATTGGAATATCCATCTTTTTTGAAATTTCACGCAAAGAAAGGCCCGCTAAGCGAAGATCAAAGCAGTGAATCAAGTCCTGATCTGAATACTTCGCCTTGGGGCTGGACACTCCGACACGTACTGATGCGTCAGAGAGAAGGACCGTGGACGGGTCAACACCGAGATCGGAAAAACTCTGGATATTGGCTCTTAACTCGATCAATCGTTCTCGATATGCGCAGATTTCGTTGTACCTGGCTTTCTCTTTCTCTAAGTCTGACACTTTCAATGAGGCTGTTTTGGGCTTCGACTGGCAATAAGCTGTGGTATCGGTATGCTCGAACAACTCCCCTTGGTTCTCGTTTTTCTTCATTCATCATTTCCCTCCAGTAGCCGAAACTTCTTCTCGAATGAGGCGGAATAGTTCTTCGATTGGGAGCACTGCCAGCCATTCTTTACGGTCGGCCCTGCACACGACAATGGGGCGCTCACCTGGTTCGCACCCGTTTCCAGCCTGCTCCATCCATTCATACAAATTTCCGATTGCCGCTCTCCGTTTTACTTCGAGTGAGTATGGGTTGAGCTTGATGTCCGCTCCTCCGTCGCGGGTTTGGGAGAGGTTGCGGTGTACCTGTATGCCCAGGTGTTGGAATATGAGATCGCAGATTTCGCGCTCTCCAGCAGCGCCTTTAGTTCTCTGTGCTTTTCCCATTCTTTTCTCCATTGGTTGAATGTTGTTTAAACAGCCGTCTAGCGTCTCTGAGCGATTAACTCAGCATGGACGCGGTATCTATCAAATTGCGAGAAAAATGCTCTCCTGCGTTCAATACGCTCGTCTGTTTCACGTTCAAAAACGGAACACCTTGTGAACGAGATCGGGTAGCACTCGATGCTGGCGCCTTTATCCGGGTGGTGGCAGTAGATGTTCATGTCCCCGAAAGAGGCCTTTGGCGGGCGCCGAATGTTTCCTGCTGGATCGATCCAGTAGCTTTCGGCAAACTTGCAGTACAGACAGCAGCCGGTCATGATCAATCCTTATTCTGTAGCCACAAAATAAATGCGATTAACAAGGACGCCACGCAGCACATAGAAAGATAAGCAACGTCCTCAAGATCAAAATTCATGTCTTTTCTCCCGTCCGATTTCAAACGCAGCTCTCACGAGTAGCCCAAACAGCACCAGATTGACGAAGACCACCGGCGCCAAAATGATCATCAGAAGTGTCCAGGCTGAATCCGACATACCCCGCCTCCTAAAAGTAAGCTTCGTCATCCTGTTGCTTCTGGATGGCGCGGCGTTTGAGTTCGTTCACGTATGTGGTGAGCGGGGATAGCTGTTCAATAGTCTTGCCCTTCTGGTTCTCTTCGCTGTCCTCAATCATTGATGGCTTAACGATCTTGGCCTTGACCCATTTTTTGATTCTGTTTCCGAGCTCGTATGCGCTCTCGTCCCTGTATCGCTGTTTGCCTTCAATCTGCGGGCACGGAATGTTGAGCTTAGGTGCCAGCTCTGGAATGCCTATTCTTCTGAAATAGTCTGTGAGCGCCTGAACAACATGAGGATGGTTGTAATTTGACTGATAGTCGTCAATGAGCTTGTAGTCTCTGAGCAGTCGTTCTGCCAGATCTAACAAGTCTTTGTAATAGTAGATACCGGCCGTAACCGTACCGAGATCATCTTTTCTAACACCTTCGTGGAGGTCACAAACCGTTATACCCTGAGCCAACTGTCCGCACCAAACTGTGCAAGGGCATCCGTGAACGGCACACAACTGTTCATAGACCTTCGGCTTATGTTGTTGGTCTTTGCCTTTCTTGTCCTTCTTCTCTTGGGCGTTGAAATCAACATCTCTGAAATTAGTCATGGTGGTAATTCCCATTAATGATTTTTGTCATGTTTTCGTCTTTGATGATCCAGCCGAGATCAGGTCGCCAGTTGCGTTCGTTCTCTCCCAGTAAGAAAGGAGATCTGCTGATGAACTTGAACATCCCTTCAAAGAAGTCCAGCCCTTCTTTCTCGGTTTGGATTTCTCTGTCCTTTGCTACCTGTCTCCAGCGTGCGGCTAGTGTTTTCTTTCTTGCTTCTGACCAAACTCTGATGCGCGGCAGTTCTGGCAAGCACTGGTGATAGAGCTCAATGATTTTTTTATGCGGACAATGGGAGCCGATAAGGGCTGATCTTTGTTTCGGAGTGAGTTCCCTTTTTGGCTCCGTGAGATCGAATTCCTGTGGATCTTTCTCTGCATCCTCAGGGGCGTCTGGAGAGCCGTCCTCGGCTCTACTGACAAATACTTCTTTAGAAGTATTAATACTTGACTGAGTATTGACTGAGTTGTGTACCGTTTTTGGTACTGGTATCGGTCCGTTTTTGGTACTGGTACCAAATTTGGTACTGGTTTTGGTACCGTTTTTGGTATCGGTTCCACTACCGTTTTTGGTACCGGTGCCAAAATTAACACCGGTACCAATTTTGGTATTGGTTTGCTGTTTGTCCGCCTTTGTCTCCAGGAAAGCAGCTTCAATTTTGGCGACGTTGATCTGATAGAAATTCTGCCGTCCGTTAAGAGAAGACACTTCAATCCAGCCAGCCCCAGCCAAACTTGCCACAGCCTTGAAAACTGTTTTCTTGTTCAGTTCTGTTTCGGCAGAGATCGTACTGGTGGCAGGACGACAGCTTGATCCGTCCTCGTTTGCGTAATCACACAAACAACGGAGGACGGCCTTTTCTGCTGCGCTACCAACAGTCAGCTTCCCTGCTTTGAACGACAGAACGTAAGACATAAGGCACACAGTTACATGAAATCTTTGTATGTCACTTTCCCTTGTGTGAACAAGGAAATCCTTTCGCAGTGCGCCAGCTTCGGACAGGATTTTTCCGTCACCCACTTGTGCGCACTGGGAGTTCTTACGCCCACAAAACGAGCAAGCCTGGATAAGGTTCCTCTCGGCTGGCTCTTTAACCACTTGCGAAGTTTCATATTTATTTCTCTATTTGCATAGCCATTGGCTAATATTATATACAGGCAATATGGCTAATGACAACTTAGCTATTGGCTTATATTTATTCTCAAGGAGAGATTTATGAAAACTTCGACTGAAATAAGACGAGAAAACCTGAATATCCTCATTGAGCGTTATGGGTCAATCGCCAATTTGAATGCCCAATTGGGACGAAACAGAAAGGATGCAACTCTCTCTCAGATAAGGAAGGGATCAGTTCATTCCGGCACGGGGCGGCCTCGCATCATGGGAGACACAATGGCCCGCGAAATTGAAACTAAGTTGTCATTAGGCTACGGCTGGATGGATGCTGACCACGGTAATGAGGCGTTTCCTGAGGACGATGATTTGATCTATCTGCGGCGCCTGAATGTTTCTGCTTGCTGCGGTGCTTCAGGAGTACAAAATTATGAGGATGAGGCCTATGTAGATCTCATGGGCGTCTCACGTGTTTGGTTCAAAGAAAACATCAGTCAGATTCGTGAGAATGGATATGAAATCATCACGGCCGCTGGGGATTCAATGGAGCCCACATTAAAGAATGGCGACCTGGTTGTGATTGATAGGTTTGACACTGAGATCACTAAGCGAGACGGCGTTTTCTGCGTGCTCATTGATAACGATCTTTATTTGAAACGGGTGCAACGTGTGCCAGGCAGTCTCCGTTTTATTTCCGACAATCGCCTGTATGACCCGTTTGAAATTAGTCTCTCTGAAGTTGAAAGCAGAGTGATCGTTTTCGGACGTATGGTTAATTCGCTGAACCTGAAACGGTATGACTAAAAATGAAAATCAGAGAATGGCTTTTAGGGATTTTCGGCCTCAAAAACAAAGAAAAACCTCCAGAAGAAAGTGTCAAAGAGGAGGTGCTACTTTTGGCTTATGAGCCAGAAGAATTTCATTTGGAATCAGAGGAGCTCCCGGTTAAAAAGCCGATTCAAACAGAATTTTCATTCATCCGTAAAACACAACCTCCCAAACGTCCCATAAGAAAGAATCCTATGACACCTCGTACATTACCGCCAATTCTGCAAGTGGCGAAAGAAATCATGCAGGCAAACAAGGCAGTCATGCATGTGAGAGAGATTACTGAAGTCGCAGTTTCTCAAAATAAAAATTTAGGGCTGCCTCCTCAAGAGTTCATGTCAAAACTTTCTTCAGCTCTGGCTGCACATTTGAAAACTCAAAACCCGATTTTCTCCAAGCCAACAAACAAGGACGGATCGAAGAGAAAAGGTATTTATCGCCTCAAACGTACTGCCTCTGCTCCGGTTGTTCCTATTCCTAAAGTTACCATTGAGAATGTGTCAACGAATTTCTTTGGCAAAGGCGGTGAATTTGCAGTTGCCTCCGAACTTCTTTTCCTCGGCTATAACGTTTCAATGATGGCTGTTGATGAAGGTGTTGACTTAATCACCGAGAAGGACGGCAAATTCAACTATGTCCAAGTGAAGACAACAGTAGTGGAAGAAGGCACCCGTTCCTTCAGCTTTAAAGTGCCAGAAAAACAATTCACAAACAACCTGCCCTACTCTCCGTACTATGTTTTTGTTATGCGAGACGGTCATCACTCTTCGTATGCCGTCATTCCATCAGATCATCTTTCTTTGCTGAGGGCTCAGCAGATTATCAAGGGACGAGATCTCTCAATCGTCATCACTCGGGATGCCAGGCGAAGGGAATACAAACTCAATGGACAAGACATCAATATTTTTATTGGAGCTTTTAACAAAATCTAGAAAAACCGCTCTTCGCATTCCTAATCAAACCGACGACATGCGACACATATCAACGCATAAACATTTATAAAAGAGTTTAGGAGGCAAAATGTCTCAGTACGATGTTCCAGAAAACGATGCAAGAGAAATAATGCTACTGCCAAAGGAGGGAGAACCAGCTGACTGGATAGCAAATGACGGCTCGGAGAATGTTATTTCAATTGCTTTCCCTGCCGTTGTTACTAAGGGTCCTCCGTTATCTGGACTGAAGGTTGTTTTTGATTACAAATACCCTCGCGACATTCCTGGCGAAAGGATACGAGCAACACTCTTTCAAGAAACAGGTAAAAAGAGACAACGAATGCGGCAGCGCGTCTATCAAATCGAGGTCAGATCTGGGAAGATTTCTTCTGCTCACCAATTGCCACATGAGCACATTGGAACGCTAAGATTAAACTTTGACAAAGTACTTAACTTTAGCGAGTGCTTGGATCTATTTTGCGAAAGATGTAATTTAACAATTTGTGGGGATCAGGAGATTCTTGATCCCGGAAAATTCGAGTTATTGCCATGATGAACGAAAGATTGCCTGATATTCTAGGAGAAAGCTTTCAGTTAGTACTAATGCAAGAGAAATCTTCCATTTGGCAACTCTCTTTGCCTATCAAAACTCTCGATAACGACAACTTTGAAATCTATCTAAGAAAAACGGGCAAAAACTATCACCTCTTCGATGATGGTAACACATTGTGGACCGCCACTGGCTTAGGTGCGACATCTAAACTCTTCAAAGAGAAGCTTGCACTTGTAGCTCACATAAATGAACTAAACCTAGATAAGTTCGGCGAGTTGAATGCTACCTGCACTGAAGATAATTTGATTGAAACCGTCGGAAAGTTCATTAAAGCGTTAAATCAAACAGATTTATTTTTAGCTACCGACCCAGAGCTTTTCCAGGTTAAAGAAAACCTATATGAAATTGCCAAAAACATGTTGTCTGAGCTAACCACCGCGTTAATTTGTAAGCCAAAGGTTAGTTTCACCGGATACTCGACCAATAAATATTCTTTCGATTTTAAGATCAACGATTTACTAGTCGATGCCTTACCGCCATCCGGAAACAGTATCAACTCTTGCATAGCTAAAGTAGTCGATATCAGAGCAGCGCTTTCCGATGAAAGGGAGAAAAACTTTTATCCAACTGCTTTAATTGACGACAGATTCGTTGATAAAAAAGACAAGCATATAAATGGATTTTTGAAAAAATTAACAACAATAATGAGCGCCTATACTTTTTCCCAAGCTCCTAGTCTCATTGAAAGATCTTCTTTCCTTTAATTCAGCTGCACCGCCTCCGGGCGGGTCCTTTTTCTTCTGCGCGACGCTTTTTTGTTGCCTAAAAAATACAGTTATGGAAAAAACTTAGCCGTCAGCTATGTAAATATTAGCTATATGGCCTTTACTTTTGCTTAGCCATGGGCTAATATACATACATCAATCAATCGTTCTTTAAAAGTCCTTCTGAAGATTGTCAAGAAGGAAGAGCTCCTAAAGCTGAGTAAACCGAAAAGCCCACGGAGCAACCAGGCGGCAAGTGAATTGCGCCTAAGCATGGGGATCGAAAGTGAACCAGCGGCAGAGAGAATGCTGAAAGTGTCAAACGTTAAAGTCGTGTAGCACCGGTAGGGGCCGTTCAGCAAAGACAGTTCGCAAACATAAGGGCACTTCTGAAGATAGTCGGTAAGTTGCAGATCTCCTGAGTTGGTTGGATGGAGTGTCCTTCTGTTTGAGCTTATTTAGAAACCCCTGCGCTTGGGTCATGTACTGCAAAACACCCAAAATTCGCAAATACATCGCGGGGGTTTCTCAATGAGCTCTGATCATTTTCGTAACGTCACGAAAAAGACCGCAACTTGTACATTTTTTGAACAAGTTCATTCACAAGTCTCCTGCTGTTTTCATCAACCTCTTTTTGGGTTCTTCACCGCTATTACAAGACCACAGCAGGAGGCTTCTGAATGAATTCCACCTATTAGGTTTTTTCAAATAACTGAAAGACCACAGCAGAGGATCCCTGGTGCTTTACCAATATTTGTTAGTTCCAATTTTTTTGCTTACGGGGATCCTTGATTGTGGTCTTTTTCACATATTAAGGAGCAAACATGAAGTTATCGCCAGGAGAGGGGGCACAGATCCTTAATGATTGCGTGCAGGACATCGTAAATGATCGAGGCTCAACAATTGATCTGAATTGTGCTTTGACATACGCAGAGCGCGCAGTTGTCCAGGCGCTCCTGCTCGGTCAGAAAGAGGTCCTTCTTGAACTTGATCACATTGTCCCGCTGGACAGAGCACAACCGGAAGTCAAAGCACTGTTCAAAGAACACAGTCAGAACATTTTCTCTGACAAATGTCTTGATGTCATTGATGTGATGTTCCCAGACATCAAATAAAAAAACCATTTTCAGGGACCCCGCCGATTTTTCACTTCTCCTTTTAGATCGGCGGGGATTTTTTTTGGAGGCCGTATGAAAAAACTACTCTCAGCAAAAACATCGGACGGCGATAGCGTCATGTTGCTCCTGATGGCCTTTGTCCTTTTCGCAACACTCTTTGCCGTGGCGTGCCATGCAGCAGAGATTCAGCAATATTTCGGAATATGTCCATAACGCATCGCACGTGCCCCGGGCCAGGAGATCTCTGGCAGCCGTCTTGGCAGGAAGAAAAGCGCCAAGCTGAATACGAACGGCTCCTTGAAAGATTTTTTGAAGAATACATACCGCGGTATTGCGACAAACACATCAACGAGCTGGCAGAGGCGGGAGAGGATGAAAGACACCCTGAGATTGAACCGATATTCGACGAGTATCTGGAGGAAAACGAATGGCAGTAATTACTGACGCAGAGCGTAAAAAACAGCGCAACCGAGAACTGAAGCGCGAGTACTACGCAAAAAACAAAGAAAAGAGGGTTGCGCAGAGCAAAGAACGGTATCGCAAAAGACGCGAAGAAGAATTAGCCCTGCGAAACGATAAAACACCAATCCTCCCGCAGACCCCTTTTTCAGCACTATTTACAGATTTTTTTATTGATAGGAATCCGAAAAAATGACTAACGAACAAAGAGCCGCTTGGTTAGAGGGACGGCGTACAGGCATCGGCGGTTCGGACGTTGCAGCGGTTCTAGGGCTGAACCCATGGAAGACACCGCTGGACGTTTGGAACGACAAACTCGGTCTCTCTGAGGACAAGGGAATGTCCGAACCGGCCTATTGGGGAACGGTACTTGAGGATACGGTAGCCCGTGAATTCCAACAACGAACTGGCATGAAGGTTCAAAAAGTCACTCACCAGTTCGTTGATCCAGAATGTGATTGGATGATTGCAAACATTGACCGAGCGATTATCAATCGGGAGATCGCCAAAAAAGTCAGGCCGTTGCTTGATGTCGAGGAAATTGAGCGCTACGCAAATATCACGGGCGTTGAGCGACCTATTAACACTGACATCGCATTTGAGGCAAAAACAGCGAACGCTTTTACTGCTGACCTGTGGGGCCCGAGCCAGGAGCTTGAGATCAGACAAAACAATCTCAGAACAGAGCACGTGATCCCACTTTATTATGAAACGCAAATTCAGTGGTACTGCGGCATCCTGAAGCTCAGAGGAATGTATCTCGCAGTGCTTATCGGAGGTTCTGACTTCCGGATGTACTGGATCGATGCTCGCCCGGATGTGTTTCAAGTGATCAAAGAAAAGTGTTCCCGCTTCTGGAACGAAAACGTTCTGAAGAAGATCCCGCCTGATCCTATCAACATTGACGATGTACTTCAGTTATATGGCAAAAGCAATGGAAAAGCTGTGGAAGCTCAGGGTGAGCTTGCTATTGATTATGGTGAGTATGCACGTATTGCTGGTGAAATTAAGGAGCTTAAAAAGCAGCAGGACGCGCTCAAAACCAAGATTGCAATAAGCATGAAGGACAACGAAATCCTCACGCTTGATGGCAAGAAAGTCCTCACCTACAAAACACAAACCTCAAAACGTTTCGACACGGATACCTTCCGGGAAGACCATCTGGATGATTACTACGACTACCTCAAGGAATCCTCAACCCGTGTAATGCGCGTCTGCGCGTAACTTTAACTGCCGAGGATTCCTCGGTAGTTCCTATAAAAGGAATTAAATTATGTCTACAACAGACCAACTTGCTGCCGCTGTCGGCGCTCCCTCCGCACCAGTCGCCAAACCAAAAACGAAAGCGCCGATCATCGTGCAGCAGGTCTTGTCCGACCAGTTCAAAAAACAATTAGCGCTAGCGGTTCCGAAACATCTGAGCGCTGATCGCATGGCAAGAATTGCCGCGACCGAATTACGAAAGACTCCAGCGCTTCTCAACACAACTCCGGCATCTTTCCTCGGAGCCGTCATGCAGTCAGCCCAGCTGGGACTTGAACCCGGTTCGGCCCTTGGGCAAGCTTACCTTGTTCCCTACGGGAACCAGTGCCAATTGATTTTAGGCTATCGCGGCATGATCGACCTCGCCCGTCGTTCCGGACAAGTTTTGTCTTTATCCGCGTTTGCAGTCCACGAAGGTGACGAGTTCAACTACCAGCTTGGATTGCATCCGGACATTCATCACGTGCTGAGTTGTGAAGCTGACCGAGTTAAAAAACCGATCACGTTTGTCTACGCGGTCGCAAATCTGCGCGGTGGCGGATACCAGTTCGAGGTCATGTCTCGCGCCGAGGTCGAAGCTGTTAAAGCCAAGGCCAAATCCAAGAACATCTGGAACTCTTACTTCGAACAGATGGCCCTCAAAACAGTCATCCGAAGGTTGTTCAAATACTTGCCTGTTTCAATTGAAGCCCTCCAAGTTGCCAATGTCGATGCTAAGCGGGAAGCCGGGGAAAAGATCGACCCGAACGACGTAATCGACATCAATGCCGTCAGCGTCGAGGATTTCAAAGACATTGAGGAAGGCGAAGTTACTCAGGAACAACCAACTACCGAGAAATCCTCGGATATTCAGCACTAACTAAAAAGCCCTGCGAGAGCGGGGCTTTTCTTTTGGAGAAATAAATGTGGAAGATCAAAGACCCTACTTTAAAAGAAAAGATCATGCAACTGCTATCGGATGAAAGCATTGCAAAGCGTTGCCAAGATCAAATGACTGATGGATCAAATTACATTCTTGCTTCTGATGATGATCAAAAATTTTCAATAAGCATCGTTAAAGATCTTTTTGAAAACGTTCCTGAGTACAACCCAGATGGATGGAATCCGTTTCCAGCTTTAAGGCCTCCTCGCCCAGGTAACTATTTAGTTTACTTAAACGGAAGATTTGAGCACCAGATTCGTGTTTCTTACTTCAATACCGATTTCAGAAGTTGGGATCAATATAGTGGCGCTGTTGTATTGGCTTTCAGAGAACTTGAAATTGAACCGCCTGATGACGATATTTTGAAGTTTAGTGCCTACAAGCGGGAGTAATAAAAAATGGGAAAAACAAGCCCAGAACTTTTGAACCCAGCTGTCACCGCGCTTGCTCTAAAACAAGAAGATGAAAGGTTAAAAACGCTTGATCCGGTCGTGATTACATCTTTAAGTTTTATTCCTGGAAAACCAAAATATTTGCTAATGCGTGGAGCTGATTCTTGTGCATTAGCACATAACATCATCTTGTCGAAAGAGCAGGCTTTAAAACTCATAAGATCCCTAGCTGAAGCTCTTAGCGATTGGGATAAAGAATAGTGTCAACTAACAAATAACCAGGAGCCCCGTGAAAGCGGGGCTTCTCTTTTGAGGCCAATATGCAGTTCGAATTCATCGATTACAGCGGCTGCTTTCCAAACCTGTGTGCAGGGAAGCTGACATTTAAGGCAGACGGCAAACAATATGCAGGCTATGTAGACATGATCTCTGGCGGTGATGTTTGGTTTGATGATCACTGGAGTGAGCATGTTGAAGAGGGTCCATGGACGGATGTCTCGGGACCTCTATTAAAAAAGAATCCAGAGCTATTGGAGCACAAAACCGAGCTCCTCAAAATGATTAACGAGAATGTACCTCACGGCTGCTGTGGCGGCTGTGTGTAAAGAGATGAGGAAACATGAACAAGATCCAACTCACAATCGAAGAAACCGAATTGCTCTTGGATGCAATGAGGCGCCTCAACAAACTAATACTCCTAATTCAAATGCTGTGGAGTGTCAGGCCAGATACCGCAGAGAAATTATCCCAGGTAAAACTGATCGACCCAACTCCGATGATTGATCGCTTGGCCTACTTAATTCAAAAGTCAAAGGATGAAGACAAATGAACCGACTCTTAATCCGAGACTGCATTTTTAACACAGATCATGTCGCTCTCATCGCTTGGACCCGTGACGAAAACGTTTTAACGGTTTCATTGAGTTCCGGTAAGTACATGGAGTTCAAAGACTTCCCTGAAAGCGAATGGAAGAAACTTCGAGAGGTGTTGGGGTTCACGGAGGAGAAAGAACGTGAGTGATTTCCTATACAAAAAGCAGGATTTGAACAACCTAAAGGCTGCGTTCTCTGACCTGATGACGCCAGGAGAGGCTATCAAATACATGCTGAAACTTGGCGTCCCTACCGAGCTTTCTGACGAGGATAAAAGGCTCGTCGAAGAGGTCAAGAGATTCCGGGCAAATGAGATGAAATTTTCTTCCGAAGAATTCAGGCTCAGGTGCCAAAAGAGAGCTGCTGAGAAAGCAGAGCGGGAACGAAAAGCGCTTGAGGCTTTAATGGACATCCGAAACGAACCTCTTTTTGCAGGCCTTTAAAAATGACAGATATCAGTTATGTTGACCGCTGGAAGAATTACCCAGGAGGCTCAATTCCCGAACATCGCATTGTTATGTCCATCAAGCGGTCCCCGAAATTTGAAGATCTGGTAGATATCACGTATTACTCAGTGCTGGAGCCGATCCCAAGATCTTCATATACAACCCATTTCTTCCGCTTCCTGCCGGTCAAATTTAGCGAATATCCTCAGACGCCGGATGAAAGATATTGGGAAGACCGCAACAACCAAACTCCTTCTTTGTTCGATGACATCGAAAACGAATACCTTCCTGAAGAGCGATGGTTCGGTTATCCGGGGTTCAAGCCGCAGCAGGATCAAATCTGCATATTCAGGTACATAGACGAGGGCTTCAATTTTTATGACGTTGATTTCTTCGAAGGAAGAACCTGGCGGCTTCGGGAGAAGACAATTTTCGTCTTTATGCCAATAGCTTCACCGGAAGGATTCCTCCGGCGCCTGAGATAAAAGTTGTTCCGAGAGTTGTACGAACTTATCGTACAACTCACAAAACACAAGCGCATTGAGAGATCAGTGCTTTTTTGTTTTTATGCAAGGTACAGAGGAAAAAAATAATGGCCAAAAATAAAAAACCGCGCAAACCGTATCATCCGGTAAAAATCCGCCTACCCGGATCTCACTGCTCTCCTAGACTCATTGGTGAACTGAAATCTCAGGTCAACCGAGTCGCGTTGTTCATTGAGGTAACGCTCCCCAGAGGGGAGGTCGATGACGAGCAAATGCACTGTATTCAGGACTTGTTCAACTGGGGCGGTGTTGTTGTGTATCTCCGCAAGCTCAAAGGCCAGGAGGATGCAAAAAATGAATTCTTTGAGTTTTACAAAAATTGCCTAGAGGCACTCAACGATGTAATGAATAGGAAAAAGAAAGGGATTTCAACGCGCTACGTATGCACTTCCCACGAGCTCGATCTGATAAGGGATGTTGGAGCTGACATTTGTAGAATTCTGAATGAGGCTCTTGATATCGCGCCTCAGCGAACTGTTCGGGAATTTATGGCCGTAAAGCAGTTAGTTGATGATGACCATGAGCGAAGGGAAAAACTCGGATTGCCACACGGAGTTCACGAACTCGACGAGGATCTGATCCTCAGATACTTAGAAAAAGCAGCTTGATTCCGTCCTCCAACTAGGGTCTTAGCGCCCCTAACAGCAATAGTTATGTTTACGTAATCGACACACCTAAAAAATGTGTCGATATTTTTTAGGTTTTCAATCATGCAAAAAATTGAACTCACACGAGACGAGGCCATGCTTGTTATGCGCCTCCTCAATTTATTTTTGGGCAAGGCTCACGCACTGAACGTGCGTGACAACTCTGACGTTGCTCCGGCAAAAGCTCTGAAACAAAACATCTTTGACCAGTTCATGAAGCTGGATACCCAGGAGGAAGAGAATGACGCTGAATAACGCAGTTGAGTTTTACTCATGCCTGCTGGCAATCATGGACCACTACGGATATGACCATCAGGTGTACGAAAAATTGCCTGAAGAAGTCGATGAATTGCAGGAAGCGTTTGACGCCTACTTTGATAAACCGTCCCCGGAGCATTGGCACCATGTTCTTGAAGAATGCGCCGATGTCCACATCATGCTGGAACAGTTCCAGATGCTAATCACTCCGGAAGACAAAAAGGAGTTCGACAAGATTTGTATGGACAAACTGCATCGAGAGGTCGGACGGATTGAAGCAGGAGGTACAAAATGACAGACATTGACTATGACAAATTGTCCAGCATGGTGGCAGATAAAGTCTCCAGCCAGATCGCTGAAAAGCTGATTCAGAAAACAACAAAGCTCACTCTCTCCCGTCCAGAAGTAGAAATCCGAATTGGCTTTGCTCCTGGATCGTCTGCCGCTCGTGAGGTAATGAAAGATCCCAAATTTCCCAAGCCGGACGCATTCTCCGAGAACGGGCGCGATCGTTGGTACACAAAAGACATTGACGACTATATGGAAAACAAAAGACACTCCCGAGCCAAGCTTGCTATTTCAGCCGCTTAGCTATCTCTTCTGCGCTCGCTCTGTAGTATCTCTGGAGCATCTTTAAATCTTTGTGCCCCGTTTGTCTTGCAAGCGCCAGGACATCTAAGCGGGGCGCCCCTGTTTCTGGATCAGGGCTGGCGGCCCAAGTCGCAAAAGTTGCGCGGCCGTCATGAAAATTCAGCCCTTCTTTGATTAGTCGGTTTTGTGAATCGTACTCAGGACCAAGACCGGCCCTATCCCTCACCTTTCGGAATAACGTGTCTCTGTTGTGATCGTTAAGTCCGCCAAAAATACGTGGTTCATACTCGAGATCCATAACTAAGTTAAGAATCTCCCGAGCTCGTTCAGATAACGCCACGTCTCTTCTTGACAATGTTTTTGTAGCCTCTGCCGGTACATGAAGCACATTGTCATCAATCCAAGAATATTCAATCTTTAAAAGTTCCCCGGCGCGCATTCCCGTTTGACAACTGAAAAGGAAAGCAGCCACGGCCAACTGCATTTTATTTTTAGGCACGGTGTGGCCGTCCCAGCCGCTAGCTTGGAGGAGTTTCTGTATATCCTCGTCTGAAGCAACCCGCTCACGGTGCTCCGGCTCCCGAGGTTTTTCTACACCTCTGCATGGATTCACGTCCGTGAGTTCGTTTTTAATGGCGTATTGAAAAACGTCGGAGAGAATTGTCAGCTCTCTATTAACCGTTGACGGCAAAATATTGGTGTCTCGGTGTAATGCCCGCTCATTGAGGCGGCGTTCAATATAGTTCTCTATCGTCCGTTTTGTGAAAGTTGATAGAGTTTTAGCCGCCAGCTTGTCTCTCTGGAGGCGTCTCAGTCGGATTTCTTCGGTGCGTCTGGAGCGTTTCTTAGCTGTAACCTCGTTAATGTATTCATCAATCAGCGCGGCCAGCGTGATTGAAGAGGATCGCTCCTCTGCGCTAATTTCTAACTCAGCGCTGAATCGTCTCGCCTCAGAACGTGTTTTAAATGTTTTGGAGAATCGCTGTTTGTTTCCGTCCGCCTGAAGTCTGTATCCGTAAAATTCATACGTACCGCAAGGAGTTTTTCTAATTCCTGCCATATCCGCCTCGAGAATTTCCGTTAGCGTTTCCGTTAAATTTCCGTTATCTAAACCTGAATATAACGAGATATGCCAAAACGGACAACAAAAAATCCCGTTAAACCGAGGCTTAACGAGATATGACAAGTAGGTCTGGTGCCCGGGACTGGACTCGAACCAGCACGCCCGTGAAGGCGCTAGCACCTGAAGCTAGTGCGTCTACCAATTTCGCCACCCGGGCAACAGAGAAATGAAATTTTACCTATAAGATTCGATTTTTGCAAACACCTATATAGACTCTATTTGTAATAAATTATTTCAAATGAGCTTCGATTTCAATTTATCGGTCCCGGAGAATGCGAAGGGCAAAAAGAAAACCTCGCGAATCTGCGAGGTCTCAGGAATAAATCTGGTGCCCGGGACTGGATTCGAACCAGCACGCCCGCGAAGAGTGCGTCTACCAATTTCGCCACCCGGGCACAGTAAGCCGCAAAATTATTTATCCTCAAGGCAAACGGTTTTCAAGGCCCTGTCACACCATCATTATTCGGGTTTTCTTTTTCCCTCTACTTTGGCTACCAGCTGTCCGAGGCGCATTGTGTCGTACTCTTCGAACGGCTGGTGAATCCAAGGATTATCTCCGAGATATTCGACATAGTAGTCAGGTTCAACCTGAGAGCAGCCTTTCCACCACAAAACAGCAGTGCGAACTTCGGTCACGCCCGGATAGTTGTTCTGAAGGTGCTCAACAACCTTCTTCAAAGTCAGTCCGGAATCGACCAAGTCGTCGACCAATAGCACTCTTCCTTTGAGAGAGTCAGGACGGCTGGAAGCAATGTACTTACCGATGTCCAAACTTCCCTGAATCGTGCCGGCAGCTTCTCTATAGGAGCTGGTCGACAAAATGTTCAGCGGCATATCGAAAATTCTAGAGAGGATGTCTCCGGGGCGAAGGCCGCCTCGAGCTAAGCAAAGCAAAGAATCAAACTTCCAGCCGCTGTCATAGACATTAAAAGCCAGAGTCTCAATAAGGCGGCGATATTCTTCCCAAGAAACGTGAAGATCTTTCATTCCTATTCCTAATTATTCAAACGGGTTATGAAGCAAAATTGTCTGAGCACGATCCGGGCCGGTAGAAACAACTGCGATCGGGCAGCCGGCAACTTCGGACAGACGAGTTAAATACTTCTGAGCGTTAACGGGCAAATCTTCCCACTTTGTAATACCAAAAGTCGGTTCTTTCCAGCCGGGGAAGTCTTCGTAAATGACTTTGCACTGAGCAACTTCTTCAGCGCCGACAGGCATGATGTCGATCCTTTCGCCCTTGTATTCGTAGCCGACGCCCAAACGAACGGTTTCAAAGCCATCCAAAACGTCGAGCTTCATCACAGCCAGACCGCTTAAGCCGTTCCATTCAACAGCGCGGCGAAGAGCAGCACCGTCGAACCAGCCGCAGCGGCGGGGACGACCGGTCACTGCACCGAATTCATTTCCTTTCTTAGCAATGGTCTTGCCGACTTCATCAAAGAGTTCGGTCGGGAAAGGACCTGAACCGACGCGTGTGCAGTAAGCCTTCGTGATACCAAGGATGTAATTGAGTTTCTGAGGGCCGACACCGGATCCGGGGCTGGCAAAGCCTGCAACGGTGTTGCTGGAAGTGACGAACGGATAAGTTCCGTGGTCGATGTCGAGCATGGTTCCCTGAGCTCCTTCGTACAGGAACTGTTCGCCTTCCTTCATCTTAGTGTTGAGAATGTGAGAAATGTCGCGAATCTTCGGAACAATTCTCGGAGCCATTGCCAGCGTATCTTCGATCATCTTTTCGACGTCGACAGGTTCGCTGTTGTAATAGTTCGCCAGCAGGAAGTTGATGAGCTTGCAGTTTTCACGAACTTTTTCTGCAAAGACTTTCGGTTCTGCCAAGTCTCTGACATGGACAGCGCGGCGAGCGATCTTGTCTTCGTAGGCCGG